TCGACTCTACCAGAGCCAGCGCCGGCATGGTGAGATTCATCAGCAACAACTTTGAAGTATATGATGGCAGCTCATGGTTGCCACTACAGTCTAGCTATCCGCAAGTTGAGTTAGACGGAGTGACTCAAGAAGCTGTGCAATGGGCACGCCGTAAAATGGATGAAGAAAAATGTATGTTGGAGTTGGCTCAGCAGCATCCCACTGTAGCCGATGCACTGTTGGCACGTGATCGTGCCGAAGATGCACTGAAGATAGCTATGGCCTTGTGTAATATAGAGAACAAATGACATTAAGCGTGTATCAACACTGGGATCCTTTGAAATTATGCATAGTAGGACAAAACTATTTTATGGCAAGATCATGATATCAATTGATTTCCAAGGTGGTGCTCATGGTAATTTTTTAGAATTTGTGTGTAACTCTGTAGCGGGCTGCACTCAAGACACGCTGCCATTCAATCAAGCCGGTGCAGCACACAATAAAAAATACATCAAACCACAGATGTTTTCTGCCAGTCATTATTCTTATTTAGATATTGATATTCCAGACAAAATGGTAATTAGTATACAAATTGCAGAAACTGATCTGTTGCCATTAAGTGCTATTAGTTTGTTGCGAGCAGGCGACCATGGGTATGATTGTGATGAGTTGGAAATTGATACTTACAACAAATTAAACAACATAAACTATCGTCATGTACTAGAAGATTTGATCAATGGCTATTTTTTGAATCAAATTGAGATTAGTTATAATGCAGTACGTGATCCCAGCTGGCCAGTGATAAAAACAGTGCAAGAATTCAAGCAACTACCAATACATATTCAAGATGAATGTATTAACCAACATCAGTTGCAACTGTATGAACTGACTGCTGAATCTCCAGATTGTCCTAGAGATATTCTTAGAGATTTTTTTAAAATTGGATTCGCAAATCCCAAACATTCGGGATTTATGAAACAACAAGCTGACAAAATGCATTACACCAACAAGTCAGTTTATGTTTTTCCTTTTTCTGTATTTTATGATCCAGAGCAATTTCTACAACACATAAAACTCATTGCAAAGTGGGCTGGTATAGTGTACAATAACTGGGAACGTGTGGAAATCTTGCACACGGAGTTCTTGACAAGACAGCCCTACTGCGAATTAAAAAAAACATGTGATCGCATAATTGACACATTGTGCAACGATTTGGCATTACCGGCCCCTAAGGTAAATTTATTTGCAGAAGCATACATCAATGCTCAACTTGAAAAACGTGGATATGAGTGCAGATATTGATTTAGACTTTGCTGATCGAAATACCGTGCTGAACTTGATCCGGCACACAGCCGCACGACAAAGCGACGGCAGACGACACAATTCGGGAGTGTATGTTACAGATATTCCGCAAGATCCTGTGAATCAGTGTGCAGCCATAGACTACGAAACAGCAGAACAACGTGGCTATTTCAAACTGGACTTCCTGAACATGAGTGTGTACAGTTTGATTCAAACTCCCGAACACTACGAAGCCATGCTGGCTGCAACTCCACCGTGGAGCAGACTGTGGACTGACGCTCATTGGGTCAGTCAGTTGGCACACGTGGGCAATTACTATGATTTGTTGAAAGAAATGAAACCAGACAGCATACCAAGACTGGCTGCGTTTATATCAATTATTCGTCCGGGCAAAGCACACTTACAACGGCGTCCTTGGCCAGAAGTGTTTGCATCAGTATGGGATGGAGATACCAGTCGTGGATACACATTCAAGAAAGCCCATGCAATCAGTTACGCAGCCTTGGTAGCACTGCATATGAATCTGCTCAATCAAGTCGTCTAACCAAGGTAATTGATTTGCGCTTGCTCTTTTTGCGAGCAATGTCCAGCAAACTACAAGCAGGACCATGAAGTATTTCTAGATCTTTGTTTGAAAATGTACGCAAGGTGTGACGGAATTGATCCCATTCCCCACGCAAGAATATATTGATAGGTATGCTGCGATTGCTTTCCCACCACCAGACATTGGCCAGTTCTAAAAACGCCAGCTTGTCTTGCAAGTCAGTGACGTGTCCAAAATCGTAGATGGTGGTAACAGTGTCGTCCCTGTTTTGAACTATGCCCACATATTCTACGTTTGCGTACAAGCACAGCGTGATAAAGGGGTATTTTTCTGCCAATTTAGTAAAGATGTCGTTGCCCATAAATATTGTTCGAGGATCCTATGTATTCCACCACAGCATACTTATACCAACAAATTACCAAAGTATTATTGATTGACACCAGTGGTGGCTATTTCACAGCGAGGTATAACCCAGTGTACGCAAAACAACTAACCATCAACAAGGGCGTGGACAACGTGCTATTGTTTGAATTTATTAACCAGGAACAAAAGCCAGTGAACATCACTGGCAGTGCCTTTGTGTTTAGATTGATCAGCCAAGACGGTGACGAACTGTTGCTGGCCAAAGACATGACCATTCTCAGTGCTGCCTTGGGCAGAGTCAAAGTGACTCTGGATACTGCAGACACTATCAATCTCACAGCACAGCCAGCCAGCTACAGTATTCAACGCACATCCGGAGACTACGTGCAGGCAGTGTACACAGACGCTAACAGCCAGGCTCGTGCAGATTGCAACATTGTGGATTCTATATTCCCTGAATTTCAAGACAGCAGCAATTTAACCATTCCCACAATATACGGCCCAACATCTTGGCCACAAAACCCACCAGCAGGTTGGCCAGACTGGGCACTGACTCCGCAGCCGCAGAACTACACTCAAACCACTGAATTTTACAGCAGCCAAATCCCCACACACGGTGCCAGCCTAACCACAATCAAAATGGATCTGCATCACTTCACAGGCACAATCAAAGCACAGGCAGCAGAAGACTATGAGTCCGCATGGTATGACGTCACTGCCAGTACACAGTATCTCAATGAGACTCGCACCATATATCTCAACGTGCCAGGATTTCATCCACTGATTCGTGTGGCATTCAATCAAAGTCAGGGATTTGGTGCACAAGCCACTGCCACAGTAGTGAATGGTGTGGTCACTGGTATTACTGTGAACAATACAGGACAGAATTACATTGCTGCCCCCAATGTGCTTATCATTGGCAACGGTGCAGGTGCAGAGGCCGTTGGATCCTATGCTGGCAATGGCCAAATTGGGGCAATCACAGTCACAGCTGGTGGCGCAGGTTATTTGCCTGTTACGTTTGGCAGTCCTGTCTATGCCAATGTTGTCATAAACAACGGTACTGTCACCAATTTGCTGTATAGATAAGTCTGCTTCTGTTATAATAAACAGATGCTTGATATTGTTCAATACCTACCTGCAAAACGCAAAGCCAGTCCCAGCGGGTGGGTCAGTTTTAATGCAGTATGTTGCCATCACAACAGCAACAGCCCAGACCGACGATTACGAGGCGGAATCAAAGTCAATGAACAAGGTTGGAGCTATCACTGCTTCAACTGTGGATACACTGCTAGCTTTATCCTTGGCCGTACTGTAAGTTATAAGGCCCGTAGGCTCTTGAGCTGGTTGGGTGTACCTGACCGAGACATAGAATTGGCCAATTTGGAAAGTCTGCGTCATCGCAGTATCCACGGCATTGTGGAAGATCGGCAACGTGTGGCCAATATACTGCAGGGCATTGACTTTGAAGAACGTGACTTGCCACCAGCATCAGAATTGATCACACAGGAACATCCCAAGTACTGGGACTATGTTCGTGATCGTCGGGTGCCCGAAGACTTTCCTGTGATGACACCCATACGTACCGATGGTGTTCATTGGACCAGGCCTTGTGTGATTGTGCCGTTCACGCATGACAACAAGATTGTGGGCTACACAGCTAGATTTCTTGACGGCAAAAGACCCAAGTTTATCAGCGAACAACAACCTGGCTATGTGTTTGGCATAGATTTGCAACCGCCCAATTGGCAGCATGTGTTGGTCATGGAAGGCATATTCGATGCACTCAGCATTGGTGGTGTTGCGTTACTACACAATGAAATTAGTGATGCACAAGCCAAACTGATTCGTGGCATTGGACGAGAAGTTACTGTGGTGCCGGATCAAGATCGTGCAGGACTGGAACTGATTGACAGAGCAGTGGAACTGGGATGGGCAGTGAGCATACCTGCCTGGGAAGATTGCAAAGACGTCAATGATGCTGTGAAGAAATACGGTCGACTTGGTACCTTGCTAACTATTATGCAGGCACGAGAAACCAGCAGAATCAAAATTGAATTAAGAAAGAAAGCCCTTGTTAAAAGAATACAACACTGAAGTACAACGATTGTTTCTGGAAATGATGCTGGAAGACGCCAGCTCGTATGTGCGTGTTCAGAACATCTACAATCCAGAAAACTTTGATCGCAGTTTGCGCAAAGCAGCAGAGTTTATTAAAGAACACTCAGACAAGTACAAAACTCTGCCAGACCGCGCACAGATATCTGCGGCATGTGGTATCACATTGCAGTCTGTGCCTGAACTCAATGAAGGACACAACGAGTGGTTCATGGCAGAGTTTGAGAGCTTTACCAAGCGTCAAGAACTGGAACGTGCTATCTTGAAAGCAGCAGACTTGCTGGAAAAGGGCGAGTTTGATCCAGTGGAAAAGCTGATCAAGGATGCTGTGCAGATCAGTTTGACCAAGGACATGGGCACAGATTACTTTGCTGACCCTGCAGGACGTATCAACAAGTATTTCAATTCAGGTGGACAGGTTAGCACGGGCTGGCCACAAATGGATCGACTGTTGTATGGTGGATTCAGTCGTGGTGAACTCAACATCTTTGCAGGTGGTTCAGGATCAGGCAAGTCATTGGTCATGATGAACATTGCCTTGAATTGGTTGCAACAAGGACTCAGTGGTGTGTACATCAGTCTTGAACTTAGTGAAGAACTAACCAGCTTGCGAACTGATGCTATGTTGACCAGCATGAGTACCAAGGACATTCGCAAGGACATTGATTCGGCAGAACTCAAAGTCAAGATGTCGGCTCGTACAGCTGGCAAGTACAGGGTCAAAGCCTTGCCAGCACAGAGCAACATCAACGACATTCGTAGCTATATCAAAGAAGTTCAGATTCAGACAGGAATCAAAGTAGACTTTATCATGGTGGACTACCTGGACTTGCTGATGCCTGTGAGTGCAAAAGTCAGTCCCAACGACTTGTTTGTGAAAGACAAATATGTGTCAGAAGAACTTCGTAACTTGGCCAAAGAACTTGGTATCCTAATGGTAACTGCATCGCAGTTGAACAGATCGGCTGTGGAAGAACAAGAATTTGATCACTCGCACATTTCGGGTGGTATCTCCAAGATCAACACAGCAGACAATGTGTTTGGTATCTTTACGTCACGATCCATGAAAGAGCGTGGCAAGTATCAGATACAGTGTATGAAATCTCGAAGCTCGACCGGCGTTGGTCAAAAAATTGATTTGGAGTATAACATTGAAACTATGCGTATTACTGATGAAGGCGGAGACGAAGGCGGATACAACAAACCGCAAAGCTCTATCATGGAATCAATCAAGGCCAAAAGTCAGGTCAAGGCTGCTGATGCCACAGAAGGCAATTCCACTAGCTGGGAACGAGCTACAGGAACACCGGCCTGGGAACAACCTGCAAAAGTCAATGCAGACGTTCAAAGTTCCAAGTTGAAGCAGATGCTAGGCAAGATCAAGTCAGGTTGATCATTGACCGGGCCACACAGGTGCATCAGCAGTGTAAATGGTTAAACCCAACAAGCCACTATATCGCACTTGATCAGTGCGGTTCCATCCTTCGTGCCAG